GCAGAAACGCTACCTCACAAAAGAAGAGGCAATTGATAAGTATCTAAAAGAAAAGGGATTTGTAAAATAATCACTCTGCAAGAGGTACAACGCCAGCGAATTGAGAAAGCACGGCATTGATAAATTCATCGTTTTGCAGAAATGAGGCGAGGTCAAGCAACTGGCGACTATTCACAGAAGGTTCATCGACCACGAGCCTCTTATACTCCTCAATCGCGCGAGGGTCTCCAGTATAGCCACCAATCTCGGAATATGGCGCAAACGGAGAAGGCAATCGCATGGCATTATAGGCTTTGACACCATCTAAACCAACGAAATCATAGACGGTCTTATGACGAAGGTCGGAGAAATCCGACGAGATGAGTTTGATATTTGGACGTTCAATCTTTGACATATAGACACACCAAAACGGACAACGGACGGAGTCCGAAGCCCACATTTACAGGCGCAAAAGTACAAAATTTTCCGGACGTGGCAAAAATTATTTCATTCTAACGTAACGAGATACGCCTAACTGCCAAAAAATTAAACCTTTGGAATGAAAAAAAATTCGTACCTTTGCCGCCGACAACAACGTTAAAAACCACCAATCAAAATGACAATTGCAGAAATTCAAGCTCTACTTGAACAGAAGTTCAAAGGCGAGCGCAAGGACGGACTCAAACTGCTGGCTCTCCACATCGTTATGACAGCAGGCGAGGACGACGAGAAGGCAAAGACTGCCGTCAACGAACTGACCGAAGACGGAGTCAAGCAGTTCATTAAAGGCTGGCGCACAGACGCTGACAGCGAAATCACGAAAGCCACGCAGACTGCGGAAACCAACCTCCGCAACAAGTACGACTTCGTGGAGAAGGGCAAGCCAACCCCACCGACCCCACCGGCTCCCGAACCTCCGGCAGGCGGCATCACCGCCGATCAGCTGAAAGCGGCCATTGCAGAAGCCATCAAGCCCTACGCAGAGCAGGTCGACGCACTCAAGGGAGCGGCGACCACGGCCACCCGCAAGGAGCAGGTCGAAGCCCTGTTTAAGGACAAGAAAGTGAACGCAGCCTTCAAAAAGGCAATTATGGTGGGCTTCGAGGCACAGAAATTTGAAGACGACGCAGCCTTCAACACCTACCTCGAGACAACCAAGGCCGACATCGACTCCTGCGTGCAGGAACTCGCCGACCAAGGTCTCGCCGACATTGCAGGAAACCCACTCTTCGGAAAGCCCGACACGGGCGACAAAGTCTCCCCAGAGGTGGAATCCTACATCGCCGACAGACAGAACGCCGACAAGGGCGAAAGCCCTCTCTCCGGCAAGAAAATCTGACGAAACGCACGACAGCCGCCAACCCCGGCTGGCAGCGCATAGGCCAGAAGACCAACTAACCGATTTACGAACCAAAGAACCACCACAACAATGTTCAATATTCAACAGAAAAAGAACGACCGCGTTGTCCGCTGCTTCACCCATAAGCTGGCCGACATCGCAGGCGGTGTGAATATCGCCACCAGCGACCTCACGCAGGACACCCTGCCCGAGGCCGTCGCCATCGGCAAGGACACCAACGGCCTCTTCCACGTCGTGAAGACAGCCGAGCTGGCAGCCAATGCCACCTCCTCCGCCACGACCTACACGGTCAAGAAGGGTCACAACTTCAAGGTGGGCGACTTCGTGATGCTGGCCACCGGCGCGAAGTCCTACGCCATCACCGCCATCACCACCAACAGCGGCAACTCAGCCTACGACGACATCACCGTGGGAACCACCCTCGGCAAAGCCGCCACCGCAGGCGAGAGCATCATGCAGGCCAACGCCGAGAGCTCGTCCGCCTCTGCCTTCAAGTACGCCCCCGTCGCCCTCACAGGCGAAGGCTACGACGTGAAGCAGGGACAGAACATCTTCGCCAACGCTTGGCTTATCGGCGTAGTCAAGGAAGCAGCCCTCCAGCTGCCCATCCCCGCTGCCATCAAGAATGCCCTCACAGGCATCCAGTTTGTCTAACCCATTAACAAGAAGGAGGAAACACAATGATACAGACCCTTATGCGCGGCCTCAACCAGAAGAATATGGAGGCCATGGTCAAAAGTTACGACCTCAAGGAGTTCTACCACCCGGAGCTCTTCCCCCTCAAGGAAACCTACGACCTCACGTTCAAGACCCTCTCCACCCGGACTGGTCTGCGCGTAGCCGCTGACATCGTGGCACGCGGCGCGAGCGTCGACGCAAAGACCCGCGAGGCAGTCGCCCTCATTATGGGCGACATCCCCAAAACCGCCATTATGCGTTACAAGGACGAGAACGAGCTGAATCAGTACAAGATTATGCTCGCTATGGCCGGAAACAACGCCGACCAGAAAGCCCTCATCGACGCGTGGGCAGAGGACACCGAGTTCTGCTGGAACGGAACCGCCAGCCGCATCGAGTGGATGGCACTCCGCCAGATCTCCCGAGGCAAAATCACCCTCAACAACACCAACAACGGCAGCGTCGTCTCCGAGTTCGACGTGGACTACGAAATCCCCGCAAGCCACAAGGTCGGCTTCGACAGCGCGTCCGCCAGCTGGAACACTACCTCCGCCAAGCCCATCAGCGTGGACTTCCGCAAGATGGTCGAGCGCGGCAAGGCCAACGGCGACCACCTGCGCTACGCCTTTATGAACCTCTCCACCTTCGTGAAGTTCACCCAGATCGAGGAGGTCATCAAGACCTGCGCCAGCTTCGCACAGAACGCCCTCAACATCGCCCAGATACCGAGCCTCGAGCAGGTCAACGCAGCCCTGCTCAACCTACCCTACCTCCGCGGCCTCCAGATTGTGGTGCTCGACCAAGACATCACCATCGAACTCCCGGACGGCAGCCGCGCCACCGCCAACCCATTCGAGGACGACGTGGTGATGTTCTCCGAGGGCAAGCAGCTCGGCACCACCTACTGGATGAAGCCCGCCGACCTCGACGTTGTCGCCGAGCCGAGCCTCAAGACCCTCCACGGCTACACCTGCATCAAGAAATATGCAGAGACCAACCCGCTGAAGGAGGTCACTATGGGTATCGCCAACGCCTTCCCCGCTTGGACGACCGCCCCGAACTGCTACCTGCTCGACAGCACCCACAGCAGCTGGAGCTTCGACGCTTAACAACACAACGAACGTTCTGGTTTTATTCCATTGAAGGAGCAAAGGGCTGGGTTTTTCGCATTCGCCCAGCCCGGAACTCCAAAAACAAAAGACAGACAGCCACAATGACATACCGAGAGTACATAACATCCGTAGCCGCACGTTTCAACGCCACAGAGAGCGACATCGAAGTGCTGCTGACAAACCAGCAGAAACTAATCCCCAACCCGGAAGAAGCCGCAGACCCTCAAGTGGCCAAACGCGCACTCTGCGCGGAATTCGCAACCCTCATCCCGCTGGCCAACATCAGCGAGGGTGGCTACTCCGTCTCTTGGAACATTGAGGCCTTGAAGATTTGGTACAACGCCACCTGCGACGAGCTGGGCATCACGCCCGTCGGCAAGCCGCGTCTCAAGAACCGCTCAAACATCTGGTAAGCAATGAACCCTCTCAACCCGCAATACCCGCACGCGCTCTACGCGCTCACCACACCCGAAGCCACCCGCAACGCCAACGGCAGCTGGGTACAGGCGGAGCCGTCGTGGAGCCTCGTGGGAGCCTGCCGGGAGGAGACCAACGGCAAAGGCAGCACCATCACAACCACAGACGGACACGCCCTCCTCTTCACCGCTCTCATACAGCTGCCGAAAGGCACAGCGAGAGTGAACGAGGGAACGGAGGTCGCTGTGGCGGACGAAACGCTGACCGCTGCCGAAATTGCAGACCTCGGAGCCAACCTCGAGGCGTGGCGACGCAGCGGCAAAATCCGCATCGCCGGGACGTGCGCCAAGTTCGACAAGGGCAGGCTGCACTGCCGCCTATGGATTTGAAGACCGCAAAACACCAAGGAGCAATGAGACACACACCAATCGAAACAGACGACATCATCTACCGACTGCTGGCAGGCGACACCGCCGTAAACGCAGCCGTGGGAGGACACATCTACCCGGCTGGCGACAGACCACTCAACAGCACCACGGCGGACATTGTGGTCAACACCATAGCCCTCGACACCAATATGCCCCAGACAGGGACATCCAACGTCAACATCCACGTGCCGGACGAGAAGGCCAACATCGGAGGCCAGCAGCAGTATCACACCGCAAGGGAGACGCTGCGCACGCTGACCGCGCTGGTGGTCGCAGCCATAGAGCAAACGACCATCAGCGGCCTCTCGCTGCGCATATCGAACCAAAACGTCATCGCAGAGGAAGCCACCCACCAGCACTATATGAACATACGTGTCGAGTGGAACATCCAAAGGGACGCTGACGACATCGAGGAATAGGAACAGATCCGGAGCAAAACAAACTGATTTATTAACGCCAAAAACCAAGAACCAATATGGCAAAGAAAGTTATAACCCTCGGCCTCTCCAAGATTGAGGTCGGAACCATCGCCAACGACGGCGACATCGCCTCGACCTTCGAGCAGCTGGGCTACACCTACCAAGACTCCTGCACTATGACGCAGGACGACCCGGAAGTCAACGAGTTCTACGCAGAGGAGGAGGACGACCCCGTCGCCGCCATCAGCAAAGGTGGCAAAATCAACTTCGCCTTCTCGCTGATGAACCCCAGCCCGGAGGCACTCGTCGCCCTTATGGGAGGCACGGCCAGCAAGTCCGTGCAGACCCTCGACGACAACGACACGTGGGAGGCTCCCAACAGCATCACGCAGGTCGAGAAGAGCGTCCGCATCACCCCGGTGCAGGGCTACCGTATCGACGTGCCTCGTATGAAACTCAACGCCAAAATCAACGCTGAGTTCAAGAAGAGCGGCATCTTCCTCGTCGACGTTTCCGGCACGGTACTCGTACCGACCAAGAGCGGCGTGAAGAAAATCAAGGTCACCACGGCTGCCGTCGCTTCCTAAACGACCACCCTCCCCAGCCACTACCCAACGGCTGACAGCAAGCCCCCGCGACCCACCCCCGTGGGGGCTTTTTAAGTAAACCGACAGCGACAACAAACCACCAAGAACCACAATGGGAGAAAAATACCAGATACCAAAAGCACCGGACATCGACTTCGAGGCAATGCAGAGAGAAGCACAGCGCAAGGCCTCGGAAGCCCCGGCGACGGAAGAGAAGAAGCTGGAGATGGAACGCTCCGAGCTTAACACACTCGTCGACAAGGGAGCGCAATACACCATCCGCTACGTCAAACGCACAGGCCTACTCCACCTGCGACCGAAACAGATCACAAAGACATTCACCATCCACGAACCGACGCTGGCGATACTCGACGAAATCTCCGCCATAGGAATAGACCTCGAGCTCGAAAACGAGGAGATGGCGAAGGGACACCTCAACACCATCAGCGCAGCCCGCAGAGCCGTCCGTAAGAATGCGTGGAAACTCTGCAGGATTATCGCCATCGCCACCCTCGGAGAAGGGGCATACGAAATAAAGGGAGACGGAGTGGCCGCCGCCATAGGCGTGAGCATCATCCGGAGAAGCATCAACAAACGGCGCGTGACGAACCTCGCAAGGCTCATATACGCGACAGCAAGACCCAGCCAGATAGCAGCGATGGCCAACATCGTGATGCAGCAGAGCAACCTCGGGTCTTTTATTCACTCTATCAGATTACTGAGCGCAAGGACAACAGAACCGAGAACCGAGCTGGTAGAGTAGAAGGGCTGAAAAGCCCGCACGGAAGGCGTGGTTCGATTTGCGCACACTTCCACTGGACATACGACTATTTGATGCACGGCATCCCGTGGAGCCTCGTACAACGAATGCTGATAGACGCACCGAGGCTTGAGACAACAGATGGAGAAACCAACATACAGGTCGAATCCGACAACCCGGACGACTTCGTGAACGCCATAAACAATATGATCAACTAAGAACCACACAACAATGGCAGAAATAGGAACCCTCGAATTCACAATCAGCACAAAGGACGAAACCAGCCCCACCATCGACGCTATCGCACGCAAGATACAGGAGATGAGCGAAGGCATCAATGAAGCCGGGAGCATCACCGACGAACAGATGGCGAGGATTGCGCAGG